AACACCAAGCTCGTGTTCAATCCTACCGAGACGGGTGCAGACCAGGATATATGCGCCGTCTTGAATACCACAGGGGATGCCGTAGGCACCCTCTACACGATAAGCGGCACCGTGGGTGATGCGCTGCGTGACGACCTGTGGATTGGCATTAGCATGACCTATCCGATGATATTGTCGGAAGGGGACATAGAATTAAACTGCGCCGCCTCCAACACGGGGTCCGTGAGCTGGTCGATCTTCTATTATCCACTCGACACAGGCGCAACCGTAGCGGCGGCATAAGGAGGACACATGACGACTGAAACAGAACAGGAACCCGCTGAAGAAGGTGTGGAGGCTACTGAGGAAGAAGCCACCGAGGAGTCCCAAGAAGACACCGGTGAAGAATCCTCAGAGAATGAGGGCGAAGGAGAATAGATCATGGCAGGGACGATAACTGAAGTCCTGACCAGCGGTAGACCGCCAGTCAAGGTCATCACCCTTACATGTACTGGAGATGGCTCCGATGGGTCATTCCCGGCCACTGCTCTCACTAATATCCCGCATAACGAGGTCGGCGGCCGGTTGTTACAGATCGCCACCGATCCTGGGTCAACTGCCCCCACAGCGAATTACGATATAACGGTTACCGAAGCTGGGGGAGCGGACCTCCTGTTGGGGGTAGGTGCTAACAGGCATACGTCAGCGTCTGAGGTGGCGGTTACTGAGAGCAATGGGGCATATGCCGTTTATGCAGGAACAGATACGCTGACCATCACCATTGCGAACAGCTCAGTCAACGACGCAACCATCGCAATTAAAATCTACTACACAGAGGGTGTATAGAGGCTTCCATGTCCTGGGAACAACTGCAGGCGATACTCCAGGAAAACCGTCAGGAGAGGAACACCGTAGGCACAACGCCTCCGGTGGCCTGTCCTATTGATGGAGCTATCCTGGAGATAGGGCCGAAGGGGATAAGGAATTGTCCCCTGGGAAACTTTCGGTGGACTGGATAGGGCGTTAGCCCTCCCTGCTCGTCACAACTGAATAGTAGGTGGCACCGCCCTCTTAGAAAGCAAGGAGGCAGAAGTGTCGAACTGGTATACCACACGTGAGGCTGTCAAACGTGCAGGTAGGATAAATGGCGTATTGTCTGATGTGCAGGTTGACCGAGTGATCGAATCGGTCAGCCGGCAGATTGACTTATCCACCCGTAGATTCTTCATACCTCGCACAGAGACTCGCCTATTCCGCTGGCCTCCCACACAAACCTCTTTGCTTACCGTCCTCTGGCTCGACCAGGATTTGCTTTCTGTGACCACGCTACAGAGCGAGGCACAGAATACCACCCCGACCACGATATCCTCCAGCGACTTTTACCTGGAGCCGAACAACCAAGGGCCACCCTATGACCGTATAGAGATTGACCTTTCCAGTACGGCTGCTTATCAATCTGGGGATACGCCTCAACGGTCTATCAGCGTGGCTGGCTCCTGGGGCTACACCTCCACCACCCGCTCTGGCGGGACCGTTGCCAGCGGCCTGGACTCTGACTCTACCGTCACGACCGCAGTCTGTTCGGATGCAAGTCGCATCGGAGTGGGGGACACCCTGCTCATACAGAGCGAACAGATATTCGTTAGTGAGAGGAGCTTTGCCGCCCTTGATTCAAAGTTGATTAATGGTGCGCTGACCTCCAATCAATCAGAGGTCACCATCACCGTGGATAGCAGCCACGGTATCGTTGCCGCCGAGGTCATCCGGGTAAACTCTGAGCAGATGTATGTGGTGTCGGTTGCTACAAATGATCTGACGGTAATCCGGGCCTACAACGGCTCGGTCCTGGCTGCTCACAACGATGACACGGCGATCCATATCAATCGCACCCTGACGATAGAGCGTGGGGTAAACGGCACGACGGCAGCTACCCATGCCGATGCCACATCCAACACCCCCTACGAGCCACCAATGGACATCCAGAGCCTCGCTATAGGAGAAACCCTGGCGATGGTTGCCCAAGAGGAAGCGCAATGGGGCCGTACCGTAGGGCCGGGGGACTCGGCCAAGGATTTCACAACCCTCGACTTGGCTGCTCGAAAGCATCGGACGGTTGAGTATTACAGCCGAGTCAGGATGGCGGTGGTATGAGTCCCAGACCTGGCATTGAGGTGGAAGTCTCTGGGCCACTGTTCAAGAGGGGCGCAAAGATCACGAGAGACGCTATGGAAGATGCTGTGCAGGAGCTGATAGAACTTGGCGAAGACCGGCTTGACAGGGGTCTACGTCCAGGTCCGGCTGGCCTTTTCTTATCGGCGGCACAAGCACGGCCTGGACGGGCATCAACTGGCCACTATAGAAGGAATGTTAGCGGGGAAGTTCAAGGGCTTAGGGGGCGCATAGATGATGGAGGTGTGAGATACGGTCCGTGGCTGGAAGGCACCAGCAGCCGTAATCAAACAACACGATTCAAGGGCTATGGCGCATTTCGTTTGGTTGAGCAGTGGTTAGAAAAGAAGGCCGATGATGTCCTGGAGAAACATGTCAAGAAGGCGATCCAGCGGATGAAGGGCCGGTAATGGCCTTCGCAATCAAAACCACTCTTGAGTCTCTCCAGGGCTACCTTGCAGCGTCGGGGTATTTCCACGATGTCCAGATAGGGGAGCCGAAACAGCCACCGGCGGGTAGACTCGCCGCGGCAATCTACATGTCGGCGGTCAATGTGGTCCTGTTATTCGCCAATGGTGGCACGAGGGAGAATCACCAGGTCATGCTGAGGATATATCTCAACATGTTGTCTCAGCCCGAAGCGGACATAGAAACGCAGATGGCCGAGGTAGTTTCCCAGGTAACGTCCGACTTGATTGGAGATGCCGACCAGAGAGGCACGGTTATGACAATTGACGTTGCAGGGATGCACGGCCCAGCCCTCAATATCCGCTGGGGTCATGTTGATGTCGGAGGCACGATGTACAGGGTGGCCGATATGACGATTCCATTTATCGTGGACGACTCAGGCACGGTAGCCGTATGAGTTATATCGTAAAGAACCCCCGCCAGATTGACGCAGGGGTTGTCATCCTCTCCTGGCGACCACCCGGCAAACCGGAGGAGGCACGGGACTGGTACGAGGGCGATACGTTCATTGCTCCTGATGGCATGGATGCAGCAGATGTAAAGGATTGGCTAGAATCAGGTTTCATTGAGGAGGCATAGGTATGGCAAAGAGCGCAGGACTAGCTCAACAGTTTTTCGTTCACGGGTACGACCTGTCTGGGGACGTATCGGCAATCAATAATGCGTCAAGCCCACGGGGAGTCCAGGAGATTACAGGCATCAATGCGAGTGCCATCGAGCGGATAATGCCCAGAACAGATGGAGCTATAAACTACAATAGCTGGTTCAACGATGCGGCATTACAAGAGCATGTAATCCTGTCCAGCCTACCCACAACGGACTCCTTGGTCCTGTGGGCATTGGGTGGGGCTATTGGAGATGCGGCTGCAATGCTCGTATCCAAGCAATTGGACTATCCCTTGAGTAAAGGTGCAGATGGGTCACTGGCGGCAACGATAGACTGCCAGGGGAATGGAGAGCCGTTGGAGTGGGGGATTATGCTAACCGCTGGGAACATTACTCACTCCAGTGCCACCGCATCGGGTAGTGGGACTAGTTTCGACAATGGAGCCGCTACATCTAGTGGTGCTGTAGGGATGCTGCACATCATGGATATCAGCTCTGGCTCACCTACCATAACTATTCAAGATAGTGCGAACAATTCCAGTTTCACATCCATCATTGGGTTCAGCACAGTAGCAGACGGTGCAGAACCAAAGGCCGAGCGGGTAAGCATGACTGGCACTGTTCGACGGTATATCTGCGTAGCGTCAACAGGCACGTTCTCCAATTGCAAATTGGCTGTAGGGATTCGGGTAGGCACGGCGCAAGACGACGTGGCGTATACATAGCATGGATGAGCATTATTCCATCAAAGCTCCGATAGCCACGCACTGGAGGGAAGCCACATGCGAGGAGGTGAGTTGCCGCAAGCATATCGCAGGGTGGGAAACCCACTGCAACACCGGCACGGATTTAGGCAGGAATCAGGTTGAGTATATCCGGTCAGGGAAAACCGAAAGAATGTTCACTGAAAGGATGGATGTCGAGGGGGTTGCCATCTTCACCTTCGGCCCTGGGCAACAATGCTTCACGCCTCATATCAAGAAGGCTGAAGAAATGGGGCATCTATTATTGAGGGAGTCATCAGGCCAGCGTCAGGTAATCTCGGAGCCGGAACGCTGGATGTCGGAGTTTAACGATTCTATATACCGCAATAGCAGGAGGTAGGAAATGGCGAAAGAAGCACCAACGCTTACAGTAGCAGTGGATGATCACGGTAGTTCGGCAAGGTCAATCGAGAACGATATAACGAATCTCGATTTCGCTACGCCCAGAGCAGTGCAGGATGTCACCGGCGTGAACAAGTCGGCGATAGAACGACTCCTGCTGCTGGCAGATTTCTCGATTACGCTCAACGGGGTGTTCAACGACGGCTCCAACGTGAGCCACGCCGTGTTCTCCACCGTACCGAGTACGAGTGTGGCGAGGACTGTAACGCTTGTCATGTCCGGTCAGACTCTCGCCTGCGAAACTTTCTTTACAGATTACTCACTAAGCAGGGCGCAGAGCGGCGAGCTAACCTGGACGGCTCCAGGCGTGTTGTCCGGTGGGGCTGTACCAACGTGGTCATAAGGAGGAGAGATGGCAAAGCGATTTAGGCTACCCATGCGGGATGCCAAGATAATCTTTGAGGAAGGCACAACATTTGCAGGGGCCATAATCACATGCCGCCTGGATGTTGAGATAGGGATGGTCACCGACATACAGGACCTTATCGAGGCCAGCAAACACGCCCATGCCTACGAGGTATTTGGAGATGCCATACTCATTGAGTGGAACCTTGAAGACCAGAAGGGCAACGCCCTCCCGCCGAATGGCAAGGGGATGAAGAAGGTCACCGCTGGGTTTGCAGAGGCTCTGATGAACGAATGGATGGAGGCTGTCACCCAGGTCGATAGCCCTTTAGATCAGCCATCCAGAAATGGCAGCACGTCGGAGGAGCCATTGGCCGTGACGGGATAAAGGTCAGGGAGCCTTGGCCCCTTGCCAAGGCAAAGATGATTGACCGGTTATGCCAGAGGTATAGCTGCCTCCCGTCTGAGCTATTGGGCGAGGACATATCCCTGTTACGCAGTTTGAATATCCTGTCTGAGGCCGGCGAATTGAACGACTCGTCCGAGGGTAAGGGTCCATCTACTAATGGTGCTGGAGACATCGAATCCAGCCTTGCGAATGTTTCATTTTAGGTACTAACAATGGCAAATGAAATAGAAATACGGGTCACTGCCGACGCTAAGAACGCCCAGCGTGAGATGAAAGATATGCGGGGGTCTATAGATAAGTTTGCCAAAAGTGCCAGGATTGCCGGTACCGCCATGACAGCTATCGGTGTTGGTGGTGCGGTTGGGCTAGGTAAGCTCGTCGGCTCCTATAAGGAGCAAGAAATTGGCATCAATAAACTGAATCAGGCCTTGGTCAATGTAGGTCATACCTATGGCGGCGAAGAAGCGGCCATCGAATCAGTTATTGAGTCGATTCAACGCAAGACTAATTTCGGGGATGAGGAGCAGCGGGAATCACTGCAAACCCTCATCAGCCTTGGTGGTCAATACGAAGGGTCGCTCGATGCACTGAAAGTTGCCACGGATTTATCGGTTGGCGGCAAAATGGATTTGAAGGCAGCATCCATGATGGTGGGTAAGGTATTGGCTGGCGAGGTTAGTGCGCTGTCACGGATAGGGATTGTCATGGCAGAAGGAGCCACGACGACGGATGCAATGGCCGCAATCACTGATAAGTTCGGCGGGATGGCAGAAGCAGCCGCTGACCCATTGACGCAGTTGGGCAACCGAGCCGGTGATGTGGGGCAGTCATTCGGGCAGCACCTGAGTCCATTTGTGGACACAGCCGCCAAAGTCCTTGAACGGATGATGGATAAGTTCTCCAAACTCGACCCCAAATGGCAAAAGGCCATTGCCCTTATAGCAGGGTT